CCAACGGTCCCAAATCAGAAATGGATTGTTTGGTTCAGTGGATGCGATATCCGCACAGTCCTGCTTGGTGGGTAGATTGGAGTTTAGAGGTCGTAAATGAAAGTCGGTGATTTGATTAAAGAAAAAGAATGTCCCGAAGTAGGATTCTTGTTGAAGATTAAAGACGATATGTGCAAAACGCCATACGGCATTTTGCGCCGCAACGGAAAAGTTGAATGGTTTACTCAAGCATACATTGACGAAAAATGTGAGGTTATCAGTGAAAGTCGGTGATTTAGTAAGAATAGAGGATTGCGCTCTTCCTCTCGGTATCATAACCAATATGCGTCCCATGAATGATGGGGCACAATATGTTACGGTTTACGAGACTGGCCCTAAAGAGCCTACGTTCTGGGACTACGCAGACGAATGTTTGGAGGTGGTCAGTGAAAGTCGGTGATTTAGTAAGGAAGAATCCGAAGATGGCTGCGCCAACAGATAAAGCCTGGATCCGCACTGGCATTATCGTTGAGATAGAGGCTTCGGAAAGACATTATAAAGTGTGTTGGGGGAACTACGGAACCTTCTGGGCACCTTGGGATATATTGGAGGTTGTAAGTGAAAGTCGGTGATCTAGTTCAGTGGGCCTCTCCTTTCATGAGGGACTACCCGGATGAAGGTCCGTTGCTCGTACTCGACGTGAACCCGCCAACGATGATCGGGAACTCGAACGCATTCTTTGTACGTGTCGTTAGTGTACCTTCCGGCTGGACCCGCACCATTGATATGACCGAGTTGGAACTTGTAAGTTCTCAGGATCATTGAAGTTTTTTTTACTTGACAACGATTTTTTATTGTGCTATAATGGGTATATATTCAAAATGAGAAAAAAATGAAAGTCGGTGATTTAGTTGAGGTAATGGGCGAGGGCGTTGGTCTAGTTATGACCGAGCCTGAGTTGGCGGCAGACTGTTTGCCAGGAGGAGAGGCATACCCTCATGAGTACTACTACTTGGCTGATATTCTTTTTCCACACGGTCTGAAACGAACCGATTATGACGACGTAATGAGGGTTGTAAGTGAAAGTCGGTGATTTAGTACAAGCAGGAACTTTTAGGGATCGGTACGGTATCATATTGAATATGAAAGAATCAACTCGCACAGGTTTAACCTGCAACTCAGAGCTAAGATATGAATGTCATGTTAGATGGCTGAACACGGGACGCCCCGATCTTGACGGGTATCCATCTAGCTGGTGGGGAGCCTGGAGTTTGAAGGTGGTATGTGCAAGTCGGTGATTTAATAAAACTTTATGAGCCTCTTTGTGATGTTTTCAGTATCGGGCTTGTTTGCGATATTGAGCCTATCGATCCTTCCTACGCTGCTGGTCTGAACGTGGGAGAGAATAGATATTGGACTATGTGGAGTGACGGTGAATATTCATGGGTTTGTGATAAATCTGAAACGGTGGTGATAAGTGAAAAAATATGAAGAAATAGGTTTAGAGATAGGAAAACTCGTACAGGAAAAGAATGAAGCCTATGGCAACTCTTTCGGGGAGTCCTGTAAGATAATAGAAGTTTTATTCCCCAACGGTGTGAAACCAGAACAGTACGGTGATTTATTAGCAATCACACGAGTTATTGACAAACTGTTCAGACTGGCAACGAAGAAGAACGCTTTTGGAGAGAGTCCTTGGAGAGACATATGTGGATATGCTCTGTTGGGAATAGCAAGAGACGAAAGCGACGTAAGTGTTGAAGATCATTAAAGAAAATAAAATGGTTGACAACTATTTAAATATTTGATATACTGGTAACAGAAACTTGAAAAAGAGGAAAAACTAAATGTCGTGGAATGGAACAGTCAACTGTGGATATTGCTACGGAAGAGGACACAACAAGCGTACTTGCCCCAGGCACGAAGAAGAGGCGAAAGCGGCTATTGCGGAAGGCAGAGAAGATAGCTGGATCGCACGCTCGTACGTAAGTAAAAAACAAAAGGTCAAGCGTCAATGTTCCTTCTGCGCGCAGTTCGTCGATCTGTATAATGATGACGAGAAGGCGGAAGAGTCCTTTAAACATAACAAGCGTACATGTGAACACAAGAAGAACGCGGTAGCATCGCTTCACAAACAGAATAAAGCGTACCGCAAGAAGGTACTAAAGTATCTCAGGAAACTCGGACTGGCTCCCGGCGCATTAGTCGCGTGTGAACACTATGGAGAACAGACGTATTTTGTCTCTGACATCAACTGGCATCGCATCTTTATTCCAAGCGCACTGGTAGAGGGATACAACATCGGTATAAGACCAGGGCGTCAACTGCTCTGTGCTAACATCAACGATTTGGGCAGTCCCCATTATTCTTTTGATATTCCAAGAGACGAAGAGCATCACCCTGTTGAGAAGGGCTATTACGAGAGCAGGTTGCTCTCCCCTATCAAGAGCAAGCTGACCCCACCGAAGGGCTGGGTAGAAGATCTTGAGTGTATCAAAAATATGTTTAACACTTAGTTCTTGAAATCATTAAGGAAAATAAAATACTTGACATTTATTTAAATGTTTGTTATACTGGTAACACAATAATCGAAAAACCCCCTGAAGCCGAGGAAGAACAATGGCAGTAGATTTTAAAACATTTCTTGAGGTAGTACCCTTCGTAACCGACATTACGAAACCAGTGCTTCTCCGTGGTCGTCATGGGGTTGGTAAGTCACAGGTAGTTTATCAGTTTGCGGAGACTGTCGGGCTCCCCGTTGTCGAGCGCAGAGCTAGTCAAATGACCGAAGGGGATCTTGTCGGGCTCCCAAAGACGGATGGTGATGTAACTTCGTTCTGTCCTCCTGACTGGTTCAAGACTGCGTGCGACGAGGCTGTAGTCTTGTTCTTAGACGAAGTTGACCGTGCCACAATCGAGGTCCGTCAAGGCATCTTTGAGCTTACCGATTCTCGTAAGCTGAACGGTCACAGGCTTCATTCTAATACCCTTATCTTTGCTGCCATTAACGGCGGCGAGCATGGGGAACAGTATCAGGTAGGGGAAATGGACCCTGCCGAGCTTGATCGGTGGACCGTCTTTGACGTAGAACCGACTGTCGAGGATTGGCTTGATTGGGCCAAAGAACGACTTGACTCTGTGGTGTGGGACTTCATTAATCAGAATCGCAACCACCTTGAACATGCGTCCGACTTTGAGCCCAACAAGGTTTATCCATCTCGTCGCTCATGGGAGCGGTTGGACGAATGCCTTGCGACAGCCAAGTTGTATGAGCAGGGTGCATCGCCCACTCTCTACAACCTGTCATCTGCCTTTGTAGGCTTTGAAGCAGCGGTTTCGTTCAATGATTTTATCCAGAACTATGACCGACAGGTAACAGTCGAGGATATTCTTGTCAATGGCGAGATCGACAAGACGAAAGACTTCTCCATCAACGACCATACCGCGTTGGTAGAGAAGCTGGAAGCAGTAGCTTCCTTCAAAGAAGAACTTCCAGAGGAGCAGATTCAGAATCTTGCTAAATACTTTATGACTCTGCCCTCTGAAGTGGCTATGAAGTTGTGGACTGTTATGGGCGCTGCCGATAACAATATCACTAATACTATTCGCCTTCATCAGTCCAAAGTTGACGGGGTATCCGTCGCAAATAGAATGGTAGAGATGCTGAAAGCCAGCGATGATGATAAATAAGGAGAAACATAATGGCTACAAAACCCGCGTCTGACTTGCAAGAACAAGTCACGGCAAACACAACCACACTCGCCCGCGTTGAGCAACGGGCAAACAGAGTGTCCTTGCTCGTTGATGAAATTTATCAACTAAAACAAGCAGTTGCAGAACTTCAACAAAAAGTTGTCGATATTTTAAATAAATAAATCTTGACACGTAACGATATTTATGTTACAATAGGGTGTATTTATAAAAAAGGATGAGAAATGAAAGCGTTTGACCTTAATACACACGTTGCCAGACTACTACTCAATGAGCCATTCTTTGCTGCGTTGAGTCGTAGGGTGGACAAACGAGAGTCAAAGGCTATCCCAACTGCCGCTGTCATGGTTAATCCCCATACAGCACAGTTCGAGATGCTGTATAATCCTGACTTCTTTGAGAATCTGACGGACGCGAACCGTAGGGATATTATTAAGCATGAACTCTATCACATCATCTTTGAGCACCTCACCGGACGCAGACCAGATGGGGAGAACTCCCGCCTTTGGAACTTTGCAACGGACTTGGCTATTAACTCCCACCTAGGAGATCTTCCAGAAGGGTGTCTTAAACCCGGTCAAGGCCCATTCGCAGACTACCCTTCTGGTCAGTCGTCGGAGTGGTACATGTCAAAACTGAAGAAAGACAAAGAAGGTGGTGACGACAAGACTGAAGGGGATAAGCAAGGCAAAGACAAAGGTGAGGGAGAAGGTGGTGGCAAGGGAGGCGATGGCCCACCGGGTGATAACGGACAGTTTGACTCACACGAGCACTGGGGAGAAGCTGGCAACGTGACGAAGGAGATTGCGAAGGAGAGGCTCAAGGAGACTCTTCGTAAAGCAACCGACGAGTGCTCGCGTAGCAATAACTGGGGCTCTGTGCCCAGTGATATACGGAAGGACATCATGAAGCGTCTTTCTAGCATGGTTGATTGGAAGAAGGTTCTGCGATACTTCGTCAAAACCTCACAGAAGGCTAACAAGTCTACATCCATCAAGCGTATTAACCGTCGCTATCCCTATATTCATCCCGGTCGCAAGACCAGCAGACAAGCCAAGATCGCCATTAGCATTGATCAATCTGGTTCGGTCTGCGATGATATGCTCGCGCAGTTCTTCTCTGAGTTGAACAAACTCTCGGAGCTTGCAGAGTTTACAGTGATTCCGTTTGATTGCTCGGTTGCAACCGATAAGATTTTTGTCTGGAAGAAGGGGGAAAAACGGGTTTGGGAGCGTGTACGTTATGGAGGTACAGATTTTAATCCTCCAACGGACTATGTTAACACAAATGGCTTTGACGGTCACATTCTTCTTACTGATTTGTGTGCGCCTAAGCCAAAGGCCAGTAAGTGCCAGAGAATGTGGTTGACGACAGAATACTACGCCAAGCACCCCTACTTTCAAACCAATGAGCGAGTAATCGCTATCCCGCAGAAATAAAGAGAGGTTAAAAATGAGTGAATATTATAGCGTATTGCTAGAGACGGACGATGACTCTAGAGATTATGTGCATATCTACATCGACAGTCGCGGCAATACAAGGCACGAGTTCTACGAAAAGGATGGGGATGCCTACAGCAAGGTGAACCCTAAACCGAACGCTAAGACCGGTGAACCTGCCCAACAGTCTGCATACGCCGGTATTTTTGAATAACATCTAAGATTTAGAGGGATACATGGGATACCGATCTCAGGTTGTACTGGCTGTGGGTAAGGAGCTTAAGCCTTATTTTCTGGCCGCGCTCGCTGCATCTCCTGAAGCAACTGCTCTAGTGTTCAAACACACTGATCACTTCGATGACGATGCCTACCACGATGGCGTGATGCTCATGCACTGGTCTAGCATCAAGTGGTACGAGTCATACGAGGAGATTAACGTCATTAGTAAGTTCGTACATGACTGCTATAACGAGAGTCTTGAAGGTTGGGAAGGCGTGCAGCCCGAAGAGTTAGGTATCCCCTCCGAGCACTTCCGCTTTCTTCGCATAGGCGAGGACTATGACGACATTGAGGACAAAGGCGAACACTGTTACGGAGATATTCACATTAGCAGAGAGATTCAGTTTTAAAAAAAACTTGACAACGATTTAAATGTTTGCTATAATGGGAGCATGAATAAGAAGAAAAAGATCAAGCTGCGTAACTGGCTCGCCATTCATGCTCACTTCCGCAAGGGGGCAGGCAATCATGGCGACAAGAGAAAGCAGGACTCCAGACGCTCCTGTAGAGGCTATAAATGGACTCGGTAGGATATATATTCATCTTCGCTCTTGGAGCCTTTACCGGCTCATTAGCGACATCCTGGGCTAACCTGCTTTGTAAGCAGGCAATACGCGAAGAGAAGCAAGAACAGGAAATCATTAAAAGCATTGACGAGTATATGTGATGGTTAAAGTAGGAGATTTAGTAAAGCATATCGAGACGCGACTAGAGATTCTCCCACTCGGTATTGTGCTCGATGCTGCCCCATCCAAATCAGGAGTCTTAGTTGCTCACTTGGATGGAGAACTTTTTATATGGCCGCACACTAAGTTGGAGGTAATCAGTGAAAGCAGGTGATTTGGTGGAAATCAGGCGTGCCTCCATCGGCGCACCAAAAGGAACTGTTGCATTGGTTACTGACACGGTACACACAGACCCCTCGGACCAGCACGATATTATAAAATACCATATTGTTCGGCTGGTTTGCACAAAATGGGCTGGCAAAGAACGACGCTTTCTCGAACAAGATTTAGAGGT